GCTGAACGTTGACTACACATCACCAATTGCCCGACAGCGCTTGTGGCCACTTTCGGAATATAGTGGATGCGTAGAAAGTTCCAACGGTATTTCTCGTAAGAACGTGCAAAATTACCTAGGAAAGTGGAAAAGAAATAAGCAGGATTAAGCAAAGCAGACTTACCCAAACCAAAAGTAGCGACTCCGAAACCCTCGACGGTTCCTAAGAAGTCTTTACCTCTGATATGCCCGCCTTCCACGTTGCGAGACATCACGGGCTTGATTGCCCGGATGCTCGTCCCGACGGAAACGGGGGCCATGACCTGACTCTTTGTCAAGCCGGCCGGTTTGGTAGTAGTATTCATTTTTTGTTGTTTTTTAGCGACAGGTTTCTGGGACCCGCGCAAATTTCCTGTTTTTGTCATGTTAAATTCAAGAGCGTTAAATTTTTGTTTTGGTGGGTTAGATCCGATCAAATCCTGGACCAGGCCCCTAGCCGCAACTGCCAAGGCAGCTACCGTGCGTTTGGTACCTTTTCCAAGATTCTGAGCCGTAAACAAACGGTCAGCTGCTCGGTCCCTCACCCCACCTGCGAGAGCGAAATCGTGCTGACGACACGTTTCATCAAATTCGTCAACGGCAGGTGCGAAACCCCGAGTGGAAGGCGTATAACGCCCGTCAGACCACCCTGGACCGCACCAGTTGCCGTGATATCTGTAAGTCATAATGGAAATAAAAGAAAATTACAATTTGTTGAGTCGCAAACATACAAAATTACAAATCAATCGACGTGAAGAGGGATAGCGCGTCAAAGGGCACGCAATCCGTCAGTGTGCTTGTCAGTTCATTAGCTAACATGGTCTCGAACTGTGTATGTTCAAACCCGTAGCGAACTAGGAAGAAATAAGCTGTTTCCTCACAGCAATGGTGTTTGCTGACCGCCATACTCTTATAGGAACTCCTCTTGTCAGTGAACGTGATTGCCTCAACGTCAGCCAACAGAGCCAGTTGGTGAGCTGCGTAAACCCGCAGCACAGGCACGTAGGAAGCCTCGATCGACAAACCGAGCAACATGCCTTTTACCTCTCCTATTTTCAGGTTACGCAATGAAAAGCCTATTTTCGGCAACCTCTTACCGATCTTAGGACCTAACACGTACCCGTCACTGGTAGGCCAGAAAAGTGAAGAACAATACTCCACCAAGGCCCACTCAGTTTCCATTTTGAGTTTGGTAGTGAATCCAAGTTTCACGTTGTACGAGAGCAAAGCAGCCCGCATTTCGCGTTTTTGGATCAGAGAAAACTTACCTCGCAGGACGACCAAGCTGTCGTCCCCGTGAACGAGGATTTTGTAGTCCGGGAACCCGGCACGATCAAGGATATACGACAATTTAATGCCGTTCAGCCATGAATTGGCCACTGAAGTCATGGGTGCTCCGCTGGTCATTGTGTAATCAACGGAGTAAGAGATGCCGTGCGACGACCAACCTCTCGTTTTTTCCATGGACTTGAGAGCGAAGATTACGTTCTCATAGTCTGCGCCACCACATTTGATGACCAACCTCTTGAAAGTCAGGTAGCACCGACGCCCCTGGTGCGCGTCGTACCTACTTTCATCCAATTCCAAAATGAGGACGTCTTCATCCCCAAATTGTCCTCGCCATGCCCCTATCTCCTCGGCTGTCATACCGGCCGTGTAACAAATCTTGTTGTCGGGCGACCAAATAGATTTAACTTGTTTGGTTAGTTTCGAGATAAAGGGGCCAAGACTGACGTTCAGTCGGTCTGTGTTGGCTTGGATGGCTCGGCCGTCGAACTCCTGTGGTTCGGGGCCGCCTTTCATCGTCAATTCACGTTTGACGAAGTGAGAACGTAGAAAATCATTAAGATCCAATCCATGGAGCTTAAGACTCTGCCACGCCTCCTCGTGTTTACGTTGTTTCACACCGGAAAAGGTAGAATTCCACAACTCGAAATCTCCTTCCAGGTCACATACAATAGGTTCAAATTTCTCCATCAACTCGTCGGCGTGTGCGTCGAGATCGTTCCACAAGTAATCCAGCGGTTGCGGTACTTTCATCAAAGCGCGATTGGCTAAGCTTATAGTCTCATTGTTTAGAGACGCGTACGGCACTACCGGTATGTAGCTTGAAAACGTGGTGCACACAGCATGAAACGTAGGTTTGTCGTCGATTTTATCGAGACTGCCTCCTTTCATCTTAGCCCCCGGGCGCAATTCTTTCAACTCGCGATCACATTCCACACCAGGGAGTCCAAGAGGCCAAAATTTCTTGGCATTGAAGGCTCTTCCAGGTACGGATGTGCGGTCATAGTTATAAGCCTGGACAGTCGCGTTGTCGAACAGTGTGTCGTCAGGCTGGCCTCCACAGGGAAACCAGAACCGCCACAAAGTGCTGCCTTCCAGAGACATGACGTTTTTCAGCTCCTTGAACAACCTCTTGTAAAGTGGTGAACATAGGGCGTTGAAAGTGACTATCTCCTCTTTCAGGGTCAGCACGAAAGCCATAGCCGAACCGTAAACTGCGCAATCCAAGCGCATTTTGGTGGGCATTGACATTTTGTCGGGTTTGATGTGTTGTTTCATGGTGTTGACACACAAAGCCAGACCAGCTTTGTCGCGTGTCACGCCTACCATCTTCAACGCAACGGTCTCTATCAGACCCTTAGGCAACAGAATTTTCTTGTCTGGTCCATTGGACAACCATAAAAAATTTCCGAAGCTTCGGATCCGATCGGTCTTGAGTTTCAGAACTTCGAGCATCGGTTTCAGAGCTCCCTCGTCACCAGGCGTCAAAATGCCGGTGACCGCGCCCAGGTGGTCTTTGCGCGACAAGCTCGTTGTTAAGCTCATCGTGCCCACGCTGTCGCTGATCGGTACAACAACACCCGACGGTGTGGCAGCGAACTCGTAAACCCACGAGTCTCCATAACGCCGCCCGTTCCAGCACATGGAACGTCCGTCAGCACCCTGGTAATAAGTGGTACGTAACCAGGATAAGGGGTTGTGAGTGTAACTAGTGCAGTTTCCAGTTACATTCATGACGACTTTGACGTCATTGTCATCATCTACGAACATCTCGTAGGTTGATTCAACGAAGTCTCCGTTGTCGTGCATTGTGCCGTAGAGGTCATCAAATCGGTGCACCACCGCAATGAGCCTCTTTGAGGTCGCTTTGTGAACGAATTCCAAAATCTGATCTTGCGTCAAATAGTAGAGAGAATGAACAGATAAATACGTGTCCGCAACCACGTCACATTCAGAGGCGTTCTTGTTACAGTAACGCGCCTTTTTGTGGTAGTGGGAACGGCGAATAACGTCATCCGAACTTATGATCGGGTTACAACTATGGACGTCACGCCTCTTCTCTTGAGCGTGTCGGTTGGCATTGCCACCGATGTCGACGATCTCGCCTACGCCATAGTGTTTCCTAATCTGGTCGATTGCAACAGATTCACAGATTGCACGCTCAGTAGCACCCAAAGGGTGATCATGACGTCGCCCCGTCCCAAACTTAAAGTTCCAATCCGGGAATTTTTCCTGGATGACTTCAAGCTGTTTCGGAGTGACCGAATGCTCACGTGTGAAAGTCGGGCGCTTGTTAGCGCTCTTGGGCTCCTGCCCAACCCTCTCGGGATTTTTGGCCGCTGGGGCCTTTCCAGCCGAAGCTGGAGGAGGGGACGTGTTGCCGCCCCCTCCTGCCACATTGCTAGCAACCGAAGAGCTATCAGTGGTCTTTTTGGGTTTAGAACCCTTTGGTTTCCCGGTCCTCCCGGGTTTCGGTTTTGACTCATGTTTT